ACCAATGGTCTGTGTGTCACGCCATGTATAACAAGCGTCTTCGGGTATATAAACAGGGTGGATTCAAAATGCCAAAGGTGAAAGAGGAGGAACCCGATGCATTTTCGCGAGGAGAGTGTCTGATAAAATTGTAGTGTAAATATAGGATGCCTTGTAGCACGGATGATAGATCACATCGAAAATATTATGAGCGACTCACTCCAATCGAAACACTCGAGACTGTGACAACCACTGGTAATAGTACAACAGAAGGTATAACTGTCGATGGATCTATATATACAGATGGGTATTTCATAGGTGACGCATCAAAAATAACAAACTTTCAATACTTTACGTTCATGGATTTAGATGACGTCGTGACGAACGGTAACACGACTACCCGAGGAGCTTTATTTAACGGTGACTTAGAAGCATCTGGTTATTTCATAGGTGACGCATCAAAAATAACAAACTTTCAATACTTCACATTCATGGATTTAGATGACGTCGTGACGAACGGTAACACTACTACCCGAGGAGCTTTATTTAACGGTGACTTAGAAGCATCTGGTTATTTCATAGGTGACGCATCAAAAATAACAAACTTTCAATACTTTACGTTCATGGATTTAGATGACGTCGTGACGAACGGTAATACTACCAATCGCGGCGCATATTTTGATGGTGATCTGGAAGCATCTGGTTATTTTATAGGTGACGCGACGTACATTACGAATTTACCATATGTGACGGGTCCAAATGGACTAACACTCGACGATGTTGTCGTGAATGGGAATACAGTGACAGTGCGTGGTGCATATTTTGATGGTGATCTGGAAGCATCTGGTTATTTATTAGGTGATGCGACATACATTACGAATTTACCTTATATGACAGGCCCAAATGCAATATCACTCGACGATGTTGTCGTGAGTGGGAATACAGTGACTGTAAGTGGTGCATATTTTGGTGGAGACTTGGAGGCATCCGGGTATTTAATTGGGGATGGAACATACATAACCAATGCCATCGACCAAACACTCGATTTTAATGACATAGTTACCACTAATAACGTATCTAGTGTAGGCGCTGTGTTTGGTGGTGATGTGACCGCATCAGGCTTTTTAATAGGCGATGGATCTTTAGTAACCAATTTACCTATAAATACACTTCAAGAGGTCACTACATCGGGTTCATCGACAAATAGATTCATAACATTCACAAACGGTGTGACCTCATTTGAAGCGATTGGGAATGTGGTGGTTACAGGAAATGTCACGTGTTCTAAACTCATTGGAAGTGGTGAGTTTTTGGGTGGCGTAGCCAACGCATACGAATTATCGGTGCTCAGTTCGAGTATATCAAGTGTCGAAAATAAAAAAATAATCACAAACACGAGTGGGCTCACGGATGTCACAAAGGGTGATTTACTCACATCTACAACAAATGGTGTGTTAGGTAAGTTGTCCATAGGTTCAAATGGACAGCTTCTGTTAGCGGATACGACCACATCACTTCCAAAATGGGAAACAGTCACGAATATATTGGATATAGGGTCAAGGACTAATGACCTCGAGAATGAATTTATATTTAACAATTTTCCAAATCTATCTTCACTCACAACAGGTGACATATTGTACGGATACGATGCTAATGACCTAAGAAAACTCGCGAGAGAAACGACGGCGGATAACACATTCCTCACGACGGGTGATTATGGAACGGGTTATGGACGTCTACTACGTATCGACGCACTGGATGGAAATGTCATGTGGTTGCATCCAAGTAATTACGATACGAACGTGGGTAACGAACCAATATTCACAAGCGGTACATCCGGTACACTGAATTATATTACAATAGAACTCAGTACAAACAAAATAGAATCATCTCGAAATGGTCGAATACCTATAGCAACTAGTGCTCCAGCATCCGAACTTTTGTTTAGTCTTCGTTTTAATGATACCATGTTTTATTCAGAAGAAGGTCGTTCATATTCGGGAACAGGTAATACAAAACACCCATCTGGTATAAAATGGAAATTATATACATACGGTGACATATACGCAAATTATATACATGGTGATGGAAGTAAATTGGTATTTCCACAATTTCCCTCAGTTCCATTTGGTTCAACACTTAACCCATCCGGTGCACCCCAATTAGGGAAAGCTGGGCAATTACTCGTATTTAGTGATAAGCGTCGTAAATCCAAAATACAAGCCATGTCTACAACCCTCAATACACTGTCTAAATTGTTACCAAAAATATACGACAAACAAGGAAAACGTGAATCGGGATTCATAGCACAAGAGATGTATTACGACGTAAAAGAAATGAGACATATCGTGTGGACGGATAGAGATGCCACCCCAAATGATCATGCACCCGAACCCGATTACTCCGATTGGGGTAAACGCCACGCATGTCTAAGATATTTACATTTCATCGCATATGTTGTGAGGTCTATACAAGAAATACGAGAGCGCATAGAACGACTCAAAAAATAATAGAACATAATCATAGAATGCCGTGTTGTTCACAAGGTAGGTCATATAGAAAATTCTACAGTAAACCACCTGAAACACTTCAAACCGTTACCGAAAGGGGTAACACGTCTACGCAGAGTGTAGAATTTCAAGGAAATGTAGAAACATATGGATTTTTTATTGGTGACGGTTCTCAACTCACAAATATACCACCGCAATCGTCAATAACACTTGAGACGACTGTGTACAACGGCAACACGGCGACTCACGGTGCTTATTTTGGTGGCGATCTAGAGGCAACCGGATTTTTAATAGGTGATGGTTCTCAACTCACAAATATACCACCACAATCATCAATAACACTTGAGACGACTGTGGACAATGGCAACACGGCAACTCAAGGTGCTTATTTTGGTGGCGATGTCGAAGCAACTGGATTTTTTATTGGTGACGGTTCTCAACTCACAAATATACCACCGCAATCGTCAATAACACTTGAGACGACTGTGGACAATGGCAACACGGCGACTCAAGGTGCTTATTTTGGTGGTGATGTCGAAGCAACCGGATTTTTAATAGGTGATGGTTCACAACTTCAAAATTTACCAGCTGCCCCTGATATCACACTCCAGACTGTCATTGCAAATGGTAATAGTGCAACACAAGGTGCATATTTCACTGGAGACCTAGAAGCATCGGGGTATCTCATAGGTGATGGTTCACAACTTCAAAATTTACCAATACCCACATTAGATGCAATTCTATTAAATGATAATGTCGCGACTCAGGGTGCATATTTCACTGGAGACCTAGAAGTATCTGGGTATCTCATAGGTGATGGTTCGCTAATACAAAACTTACCTACACCTACACTCGATAACGTTCTATTGAATGATAATGTCGCGACTCAAGGTGCATATTTCACTGGTGACGTTGAAGCTTCTGGGTACTTGATAGGTGATGGTTCTCAATTACAAAATTTACCCATACCTACACTCCAAGATGTGACAACCCAGGATTCAACTACTAGCGACAAGATCACGTTCTCAAATCCGATAACATCCCTTGAAGCGAGTGGAAATGTCGTCGTCAATGGAAATGTGACAGCACTCGAATTCTTTGGTGATGGATCGGAACTGACGTCACTCGTACCACCGTCCCAATTAGACGATAACTCATCACGCATAAACACACTCAATCAAAAAGTGATCATCACGAACACGAATGGAATCACCACAAATTTTACAAAAGGTGACATACTCTATGCATCTTCTAGTGGCACATTATCCAAACTTGCCATAAGTTCGACACAAGGTGAAGTGCTGTCTGTGAATGCATCGGGTGTACCGGAATGGAGTGCATCACCTGATGTCTCATCTATTGATAATAGAATTTCGTCACTCGAGAGTAACATTATGGTGACGTCTACGACGGGTATTACGGGTATCCAGACTGGCGATATACTATATGCATCTGCGACAAACACACTGACACGATTACCAAAAGGAGCTTCCGGACAATTTTTAGCCATAAATAGTTCGGGCATTCCCCAATGGGTGAATGGACCTGGTGCGTCTACACAGTTCATCACTGAATCTTATGTGTCTTCCAGAACAGCGAGACTTGGATTTCACAATACAAATCCTTTACACGCAATATCATTTGGTACGAGTTATTATGATGAAAATTTATCCACTGGCGCTGCAAATTTAGTGATAAGTGGGAATGTATTTGCCGAATTTTATTATGGTGATGGTTCGCGTCTCACAAACATTACCGTGTCCCAGACATCCGATGCGAGAGCCAAGTCTAATGCTTCCATCATAGTCAATTCACTGGATACACTCTCTAAACTTAAACCAGTCATGTATGACAAAGATGGTGTAGAAGAATCTGGTTTTATAGCACAAGACATATATTATGATGCCCCTGAATTGAGACACCTCGTGGAACTTGGTAAAGATGCAAATCCAAATGAAACAAAGAATGAACCCAACTACGAAGACTGGGGTGAAGACCACGCAAAACTCGATTACGTGGGTCTCATTGCATACACGGTCGCGGCTATAAATGAACTACGAGAAATGGTCGAAGAACTCGAAAATGCTTAATTTAATCTGTTTTTACCAGTCACGTGTCGTGTGAATGGTAAAAATAGTTCACTTACTTCTTAATAGAATCCATCGCGGCGAGTGCAACCACTCCCGCGATAAAAAACAAAACAACGTAATTCGTTTCGGTATCTTCTGTGCGACTTCCCGCTCTGGTCGGACGAACCCCTACCGATGGGGTGTGCGTCCGAGGAAGCCGAGGTAGTGGCTCTTCCTCAAGGGGGCAGTACCCTATCATTTATACTATGTCTACAAATTTATTTCGACGGACTTCTTCTTACGTCCACGTTTACCCTTTGTGGTGGACACCTTAACCTCTTTCACATCAGATTCGTCTTCATCGTCGGCTGGACCTTCAACGATATCCGAAATCGCGTCATCGTCATCATCGTCAAATGATGGAATGGGTTCTGGTGCTGTGGTAGACATGGGTGGCACGGGTGGCATCATAATGTTACCCATCAAGCTTGAGATATCAACACCAGGTCCTTTCATTTCGTATCTATCACCACTCGATGGTTCGTTGGATGAGGTCTCCATCGCACTTCTGGGTGTCGTATTCTTCACGGCGTCCACCATGTTTTGAACGAGACTTGGGTTTTGCTTCAAAATATCATTCATATTAGGCATAACAGACTTGAACATGCTGTTGGTTAAATGGAACATCATCGCCGAACCACCAAGCATCATGATGAGCTTGACTTCTGGGGCAACGTGCATCTTCGTCCTATATTTGACATACAACTCTTCAAACACTTCATCATAGTCGTCAACATTTTCCATGACATTTTCAGACCATCCTTCGAGTTGAATCTCGAATGGGTTGTACTTTTTATTCAAGAATTCAAGACCCGTGACACACGCAATCAGCATACGACGAGAAAACTTAATAGACCGGTCAACGTCAATGCTATACGTGATTCGCTTCACTTCTGTACGTAAATCGTCGACATTTGAGTACACGTTGAGCCTTTTATTCACAGTAAAACCCTTCTTTTCTAGGCGACCAAGCTTATTCACGAGATCCGCCTTTTCTTCATCTATCGATTTATACCCAGGCGATGGTCGCTCTTCTTCCTGCATCGCATAATCACCCTGCATGTACGGTGGTTGCTCATCTTCTTCTTCATCGTACTCACCATAGTCTACTGGTTCTTCTTGGTGTTGTGGTGGCGCTGATTGCTTCGTTGGATTCGCGAAAGCATCGATGTCTTCTTGCATCGTTGGTGGTGGAACCGACTGTGGTGGTCTGTACACGGTCGGCTTTGGGACACGGCGCGCAGAGCGTGGACGAGGCACTTCTATTTCAATCTCATCCATGAGCGCCTGTTCATTATCATCAAGTTTCATGACATTACCAACACTTCGGTTGAGAGTTATTTCACCGTCCATTACTCTGTACTTTTAAAGTAATTCAAAATCTTTAACGCACTTTATAAAAAATATTGCATACATAATAAATGATGAAACTCAATGCCACGAACCGAAACACTCTTAAGGCTATCACCTTT